TACAATTTTAAAAAGTTTTTATTCTATTATGATTAATAACTTTATAATCATATTCCTTTTTAATAATATCAATAGTATGAACAATTCCTTTTCCTAATTTATCTAATATATCAGCAAAATATAAAGCTCCTCCCCCAAAAGCGGTTCCTATTTCAATTATTAAATCAGGTTGAACTTCATTTATTAACATTTGATAAGTCACATAATCAAAAGGACATTTGACAAAATTAATACCTCTATAAGTTACTCCAAAATGTCCCGTTCTTAAAGAAGGATTACCGTATATTGATGGAAAAGTAATATCCATTAATCTTTTCTTTTTAAAATTGTAACTCCATTATTGTTAGCAAATTTTTCATGAATGTACCAATGTGGATTAGCTCTTAACCATTCATCAATTGCTGGCCAAATACCTTGAGTTCCACTCATATCTCTAAAACCATACAATTCAGTATCATGAAATCCAATATACTTTCTGGATTTGTTTCCATGACGTAATAATTCGCCTTTTACTTGATCGTATGAATGCCAAGTATCTAAGAATAAGAAATCACATTCTTCGATTTCATTTTCTAAAGTATTTTCTTGTCTAAATTCAAAACCAACACCCCATTGGTTAGCTCCATCTTCTAATGTTTCTAATAATCTGTCACCCCAAATGTTTGGATGGTCTATATCAATACAAATTAATTTTTTGTTTGATGCTAAAGTAACGTTTTCTAATTCTTGCCACCTGTTATTAATCAAGTCATCTTGATATTTAATTCTAGCTGAGTCTGATAAACCCATTAAAAATCCCCAAGTACCTACAACTGAACGAGTTCCCATTTCAATAACGAGATTACATTCATCTGCATAACGTCTAAACGTAGGCATGTGTTGGTAAATATCTGAGTATGAGTTTTGGTTACTTAGATAATAGTACTTTTCATCAATAATTTTTCTATTTTTTGGTTCCATAAATTTACTTTCCTTTTAATGTTTGTTTTAATTTTTCTAAATATAAAATACCATCTTGTAATTCTTGTTGAGCATGTTCAATCCAGTCTAATACTGATAAATCTTGTCTATCTAAGGTATGTCCATATTTGGTTTTACCTTTAGATGCCCTTGAAATAAAACTATCAACAATAGAATCTACTACTGTATCTGTTTTTAAAATGGTTCTTACCTCAGGATGTTCTCCTCTAATTCCTAGATCGCTGTTTTTTGTCATTTAACTTCTTTTAATAACTTCTTTATTTCCTTTTCGTCAACTCCTGATTTTTCAAGAATTTGTTCTACTCCGGCTTTTTTTAATAACTCAATATATTCTTCCGCCTCACCTAATGAAACGGTAAAATGATCAGCAATGTGATGTAACAATTGTTCGTTTAATTTCTTACGTGATCCCTTCACGTATTTTAGGAAGACATTTTTCTTAGGTAACATATGGCAGTAATATTTATAGGTTTTTTCTTTTTCGGGATATGGTATCCTTTGGCCATAATTAGCAACCTCAGTATACTCCTCATACATACTAACAAATCGATGAACCATGTAAGAATTAAACGAATTTTGCTGGTCTTCGGTAAAAGAAGACCAAGCTGATTTCGTTGTTGTTATCTCTTTAATCCAATCAAATATTGTCATCTATTAGTCCATTGAATGGTCTGAAGAATCATCTGATGAATCCTCTTCAAATTCAGCTCTTAATTCTTTAGGAAGTAATTCTACTAGTACATTTCCTGTTTTTACATCATAAAATACAGGTACTGGAATAACTCCATCTTCTGATGTACCTGTTACAAAACGAGATACTTTACGTAAAATAACTCCTTCAGCAAACACTTGGTTGCCTTCAGGTGATGTGATTGCTTTAGTGTTTTTAATGTCAATGTTGACATTCATTTGTGGTTTATTGCTCATTGTTTTCTTTTTTGTGTTTTTTCCATTCAATCCAAAATCCAGTTGCTACTAAAATATTCATACCAACTGAAGCTAATATTTCATAAATGTCTTCATATATATTCATAGTTAAGTTAATATGTCCTACCGTCCAAAACGGTATAGACAAATTACTAGCTATCCACACTATAAAGAACATTATGAATTTCTTCATATTACTCTTTTACTGAAAATTAATGAAAAGATTCTGGATATCAAAGCCATTGTATTAATTTCTTTATCAATTCTAAAATTAGAATGATATTGATATTCTTCAATATAAATTACTACTTCACCAACACTTAATGGGGCATACTTTTCTACATTGTCATACAAGTACCTAAACATGTCCTCAAAATCACTTACATTTGAGTCAGCAATTATTTGTCTAATGTTATTAAACGATTTAGATGTTGGTTTACATAGTTCCGTGAGTACTTTGTTTTTGTAGTTATTAGACACTAATATACCCTTATCTATAACTATTTCATCGCCATTAACACTCATTTGTAGTGTGTTAAGCATTTTACGAATATCAGGATAGTGTTGATTAATAACTGATTTTAAATCCTCAGCACCCATACCAACATTTTCTTGTTTAAGAATGTCTATAATATGGTAAGCAATCTCTTGTTTAGAAGGAGGAACAATTTTTAGTACCTGACAACGAGATTGTAAAGGATCAATTACACGTTCAATATAGTTACAAGTTAAGATAAAACGTGTTGACCTTGAAAATGTTTCAATAATATTACGAAGTGCTGCTTGGCCCTGAATTGTAATATAATCTGCTTCATCTAAAATAACTACTTTAAATGGTTTGAATGAAGCAACAGAAGCAAAACCTTTAACTTTTTCCCGAATGGTATCAATTCCATTTTCATCACTTGCATTAATATAAATGAAATCACAATCTAAATTACTAACAATAAGTTTTGCTAATGTAGTTTTTCCTGTTCCTGGTGTACCATAAAATAGGAAATTTTGAATATCATTTTGTTTTAAGTAATGACCAATTGTTTGTTTAATACTTTCATTACCAACATAATCCTCAAGTGTTTGACTGCGGTATTTTTCAACCCATAAAGTGTGTTCTCTTCTGCTCATAACTTATTCTACAATATAGTCTCCGTATATTGAATATTTTTTAGGTTCAGGTTCTTGAATTTCAATTTCATCAGTTAATATAGCATAAAGTTTACCCTCAACCAAATTTAATCTAAATGATTTTGGTTTAACCATAGCCACATTATAATAAGCTTCTAAAGCATCAGTTAATGAAATTTGGGTTTTATCAACTCCATATACTTCCCACGTATCTCCTTTACCTTTTACTCTATTAGCAATTTCAATATTTTTTTCTATAACCTCTTTTTTTCTCATAACTTTATTTGTTCAACAAGATAAGGCAGTAGGTCCTTGTAATCATAATTAAATACCCCTAATCCTGATTGTTTTAACCCAACATATAATCTGTTAGTGCCTGGCACAAAATGGAAATCTTTAATAGTATATGTGATTTCCTTAATTTGAACTGTTTTGCCAATTAGACCTACTGCATCTCTCATAAATATAAATTTTACATCATTCCCATCATACCTCCAAGCCCATCATCACCTTTCTTTTCTTCTGGCTTGTCAACTACAACAGCTTCTGTTAATAAAATAGTTCCTGCTACTGAAGCAGCATTTTCAAGTGCTATACGAGTTACTTTAGCTGGATCAATAATTCCTGCTTCCTTCATGTTAACAAAATCTTCAGTTTTTAAATCCCAACCTTCCCAATAATCACCACCTGTTACAGAATTGATAGCATTGTAAATATCTTCTTGCTCATAACCAGCGTTTGATAAAATTTTCTTAAATGGGGCAGCACAAGCATTATAAACAATTTGAGAACCAATATCACTAATATCAATTGAATTCCTAGCATGTAATAATACAGCTCCACCACCTGGTACGATACCTTCTTCAAGAGCGGCTTTAGTAGCTTGTAAAGCATCATCAACACGATCTTTTTTCTCACGCATTTCGGCTTCTGTAAATCCACCTACATGTACAATTGCTACACCACCAATAAACTTAGCTAAACGTTCTTGTAATTTTTCTTTTTCATATGGTGAAGTTGATTTTTCAATTTGTACTTGTAGTTCTTCAATACGAGCTGAAATTTTATCAGTATCGCCTTTACCATCAACAATAGTTGTTGTGTCTTTGTTTACAGTAACTACTCTAGCTTCACCAAACCATTCCCAACTGAATTTGTCTAGTTTCATACCTTTTTCAGTACTAAATACTTGACCACCTGTCATAATGGCAATATCTTCAAGTAACAATTTACGACGGTCTCCAAAATCAGGAGCTTTAACAGCTACTACTTTCAAAATACCTCTTGCTTTGTTTACAATTAAAGTAGCAAGCGCTTCACCTTCTACATCTTCAGCAATAACTAATAATGATTTATTTTGAGCTGATACTGCTTCTAAAATAGGCAATAATTCTTTTACTTGAGTGAATTTCTTATCAGCAATCAAAATTAAAGCATCTTGAATACTTGTACTCATAGTATTGTTATCTGTAACAAAGTAAGGTGATTTATAACCTCTATCAAACTGCATACCTTCTACTGTTTCAAGATATGTTTCACCGTTTTTAGATTCTTCAATAAACACTACACCTTCACGACCTACTTTTTGCATCGCTGTAGCAATCAATTCACCTACTTCTGGATCATTGTTAGCTGAAATAGTGGCAACTTGTTTGAGTTGGTCTTCGCTTGAAATGTCTTCTTTAATTTCTTGACGAATAAAATCAACTAGTTGTTTAACTGTTTTATCAATACTACGCTTAATCATAACGGCATTAGCTCCATTATTTAAATGAGTTAAACCTTGTCTAACCATCTCTTGAGCTAATAAAGTAGATGTTGTTGTTCCATCACCTGCTAAATCAGCAGTTTTAATAGCTGCTTGTTTAACTAATTGAACACCTAATTCTTCAATTGGATCTTCTAAAGTAATTGAACGAGCTACGGTTACTCCATCTTTAGTTGATTGAGGTAAACCTTGATTAGCAATAACAACGTTACGTCCATTAGGACCTAAAGTTGATGTAACAGCGTCAGCTAGTTTGTCTACACCAGCGGATAATTTTTTACGTGCCTCGGGGCCAAATTCTATAATTTTGCTCATATTTTATTTATTAAAATGGTAC